CGAGCCGGAGCAGGAAGAGGATACGGCCAGCGGGCCAGCGGTGCTTTCATACCGATGGGATGCCGGATACATCTATGCCGCGTTTCTGGCGGTTTACCGCATTGATATTTTTCAGGTGGAATACCTGCACTGGTGGGCGTTCCGCTGGCTGCTGGAGGCACTTCCGGGCGATACGGAAATCAAGCAGCGCATGGCCTACCGCGGCACCGATGCAAGCAAAATCAAGGACAAGGCCGAGCGCAGGCGGGTGCAGCGCATTAAAAATGAAATCAGCCTGCCACAGCGCGAGCTTACCGATGAGGATATCGGCAGCGCCCTGTTCAGCATGATATGAGGCCATAAGAAGATGAAATATCCACCTCTGGAAAGGCACTGGCTCCGCTGCGCAGGCTGCGGGGCCAAGCTGCTTTTATATGACAATACCGCACAGTGCAGCGGCGGCATTTATGCCAAATGCACCCGGAACCGCACCTGCGGGGCGGAAACAGAAATCATCATCAAAGACGGGAAGCAGATATTCCCCACGCAGAAAAAGCACCTTTGAGCCTTTGAGCCGTGCATTTTGCAGTTGATTGCAAGGAGGGCACGGCATGAGCACGCAAAAAGCAGACGGCAGCCTGCTGTTCGAAACAAAAGTTGATGAAAAGGGCTTTGACAGCGGCGTGAAAAAGCTGGGCGGCATTGCCGCCAAGGGCATGGCCGCCGTGGGGGCAAGCATCGTCGCTGCCGGCACCACCGTGGCCGGGCTGGGCGCGGCCGCCATCAAGGTGGGCATCGAATTTGAGAGCGCCTTTGCGGGCGTAAAAAAGACGGTAGATGCCAGCGACGAGCAACTGAGCGCCCTGCATGACGGCCTTATTGATCTCTCGAAGGAAATTCCCGTGACAGCTGCCGGGCTGTCCGCCATTGCGGAGAGTGCCGGTCAGCTGGGCATTGATGTGGACAACATCGAGGAATTCACGGCCACAATGGCTGACCTTTCCGTAGCCACCAACCTGACAGCGGAAGAGGCTGCCACCAGCTTTGCCCGGTTTGCCAATATCGTGGGCATGAGCCAGGAGAATTTTGACAGACTTGGCAGCGTGGTGGTGGCGCTGGGCAACAATCTTGCCACCACGGAAGCGGAAATAACCGCCATGGCCATGCGCATTGCAGGCGCGGGCTCTCAAGTGGGGCTGACCGAAGCTCAAATTATGGCGTTCAGCGGCGCGCTGTCTTCCGTGGGCATCGAGGCGGAGGCTGGCGGCACGGCCTTTTCTACACTTATTTCCAAAATGTCACTGGCCGTGGCGCAGGGCGGCGCGGCCCTGACTGACTTTTCCGATGTGGCGGGCATGACGGGCGACGAGTTCCGGGAGGCATTCGAGCAGGACGCCGGGCAGGCCATTCTTTCCTTTATTCAGGGCCTTGCCCGCATCAACGATGAGGGCGGCAGTGCCATCAAAACGCTGGACGATATCGGCCTTTCCGACATCCGTATGCGCGACGCCCTGCTGCGCGCTTCCGGCGCCAGCGATGTGTTTGCGGAGGCGCTTGACATTGCCAATACCGCATGGGATGAGAATATCGCGCTCTCCAAAGAGGCCGAGCAGCGGTATAAAACCATGGAGAGCCGCCTGCAGTTGTTGAAAAACAGCGTAGCGGCCCTTGGCATTGCCATCTATGAGAGCACGGACGAGGGGCTGGGCAGCGCCGTTGACCTTGCCATGGGCTGGGTGGACGAGCTGACACAGGCTTTTTCCAGCGGCGGCACCCGCGAGCTGGTGCTTGCCGCAGGTGATATTCTGGCCGACATGGTTTCTGTACTGGCCGAAAAATCAGGCGACCTCATCGACGTAGGCGCCGATGCCATAGACGCTTTTGCCACCGGCCTGCGGCGCAACGCAAAAAATATTGCCACCAACCTGCAAAAGGCCCTGAAAGATGCCGTATCTGGCCTCAGCAAAGCGCTGCCAAGCATTGCAAAGGCTGGTGTAAGGCTTGCCACCGAGCTTGTGGGGGCCATCGCTGAAAGCCTGCCCGACCTGCTGCCTGCTGCTGTTGATGTGTTTTTTGACACGCTGGTGGCGCTGCTTACCGACCTGCCCACTCTCATCAAAGTAGGCGCTCAGTTCGCGGTTGGCCTTGTGGAAGGTATCTTCTCGGCGATTCCCCGGCTGCTGAGCGGCATCGGCGATGTATTCACGGCGCTGTTCACCGATAATTTCCGTATTGCGGACGCTGTGGCGGAACAAACCGCAGATATGCGTGCCGCCTTCGAAAATATTCAAGACGAGATAGCCCAAGCAAACGAGGCGTTTGCCGACCAGCAGGAAAGCATTCTGGCGAGCGCTGAAGTAGCTGAGCAATATGCGGGTATCATTGACCGGCTCTCTGGCAAAGACCTGAACGCTGAGGAAATGGCACAGCTGCAGGCAGCCGTGGAAGGCTTGAATGCGCTTTACCCTGACCTCAACCTGCAGATAGACGAACAGGGCCGCCTGATTGGAATTGCCAAGGATGAGATCCACGAATATATCCAGGCTTCCACGCAGATGGCCTTGACAGAGGCCTATCTGCAAAAAATCAAGGACAACACTGCAGCGCTTGTAGATGTGCAAATTGCACAGCGGGAAGCCGTAGAAGAATACGATGCGGCCCTTGCACAGAAAAACGAACTGGAGGCCCGGCAGGCAGAGCTATTGCAACTGCAAACGGACCTCGAAAACGGACGTGCTTCTGCCCTCATGGCCAATACGGCCGCTTACATCGAGGCAATCCCTGCCCTGGAAAGCTATTTTGTGCAGCTGGAAGACGGCACCTGGGCACTACAGGAACATGTATCACTCGACCAAGCCTTTTCTGCTGCACAGACCGGCCTGCTTAACGTTCTGGGCGAAGTGTCAAATAGTATTGAAGTCCAGACCGGCGCAATGGATACCGCCAGTGGCACGATTGGAGGCCTGCAAGGGAAAATCAACGGGCTGAACGAGGAAAACGCCCGGCTGGCCCAGATGGCGAACGAAAGCGGTGCGGCCATAGCAAACGCCGGAGCACAGGCATCCGGCGCAGCGCAGAGCATGGGCAGCGCCTCCGCGTCTCTTGGCCAGTACTCCGAGGCCGCCAGCGGCGCCGCGAATGCGGTAGCCGAAGGCATGAACAATGCGGCCGGGGCTGCCTCCACCTTGCCTACAGTGGCAAACATGGCCGCGCAAAGCGCTGTAACCGGCATACAAAATGCGACGGCGCCCATGGCAGAGGCCGGGCAGATGATGATGCAAAGCGCCGTGGACGGCGCCACAAGCGCGGCGCCAGAACTGGCCACCGCCGCAGGGAATGCTGTAGATGCCGCAGCGTCCAAAGCTAATGGACAAACTGCCCAGTGTTCCACCATCGGCAGCCAGATGGTGCAGGGCATGGTGAACGGCGTCAACAGCAATTCCGGCGCGCTCGCCACCGCCATGGCCAACTGTGTCTCCGCCGGCATCGAGGCCGCCCGCCGCGCGGCCAATATCAATTCTCCGTCCAGACGCACACGCGATGAAGTGGGCAAGCCGCTGGCCGAGGGCGAAGAGGTTGGCTACGTCAAGCAAATTGAAAAGAGCGGGCGCCGTATGCTGGCGGCCCAGGAAGACGCCGTGTTTGATCGGCTGAAAAAATCCGCGGCAGACACCAGCACGCAGGGCCTCACGCCCATACAGGCTGCGCCAGTGCCCGCTCCTGTCCCTACTGTTATTCAGCGGGCCGGAGATACCATCATCATTGAGAAGCCGTGCGAGAGCCCCGCGGAAACGGCACGGCAAATTGAGCTTGCAAAAAAGGAGCTTGCCGATGACTGACGCAAAAAAACTCAACATCACTTTTTCACG